TAGACATAGAAAATCCTTTGTCTTGAGTTGTTGAAAAAATACTGTTTCAACCGCTGACAAAGTGATTTATGAGGAATTGCGCCTCCTGCCCGTGACGTGGACGAATCGTGGTGCGGTGCGAGCTTTACGTCCTCTGCGACCTGTCCGTAATGTGGACGAGACAAAGCGATATTGCCATAGTTCAAATATCAAATCAAATAAAAAATGGGGGACTTAACCCCCATTAGTTTAGCACTTACCACCCTTAGGTTTTGGCATAGGATTTTTACCGCCTTTTTTCGTGTCTTTCAAAGAAATCATAGAAGTTGGCGCATAAATGGCCAAAAGCGGCGAACTTGTACCGATAGACATTCTTCCGGGTGTCCAACCCATTACGGACATGACCGGGGTTGCGACAAAGCACTATACTGCCTCCGATAAGATCCGCTCTGTTAATGGTAAAGTCCAGAAAATAGGCGGCTGGGTCTCAAGTCTTTTTGATTATGGTGACACAATCGCCGGGACAGTCAGAAGCATCTACACAGACTTTATCAACGGGAAATACTATATGTTTCTCGGCTCTAACGAAAAACTCTACTCCCTTATTGGCTCACGCCTTTCTAATATAACACCATTTGTTACAAGCTCAACGGCGGCGGCAAACTCTCTAGCAACGCTTTATGGGGCTCTAGCTAATAATCCTATTCGCTCTGTAAATGGTGAGATGTTCGTATGGGTTACGGACACAAGCGCATCTCGGTTCATTCCCGGTGACATTGTTTATCTATCTGGGGCCACGACATTTGCGGGAATTCCGGCTTTAACCCTATCCGGGGACTTTATCGTCCGTGAAATTGTATCAAACGAATATAAAATATACACTGGGTCAACCGCGTCATCCTCTACCTCTGGCGGTGGCGCATCAGTTGTCAGGTCTTCTGGACTTATCCAAGTAACCAGCACGGCACACGGTCAATTAGATGGAGATAGAGTAAAAATTGAAGGCGCTACAGATACTGGTGGTGTTCTTGCTGCACAGATTAACGTAGAATTTATCATCAGGAACGTGCTTGTAAACTCGTTTGATGTAATGACTATCGGACAGTCTACGTCATCTGTAACCGCCGCTGGCGGGGCTGCAACGGTATACTATAAAGAGATACCAGACGGGCTTGTGAATGAAACAAACGCTCAAGGTTATGGCGCTGGTCTTTATGGGATTGGCCTTTATGGTACTGCTTTACTGTCAACTACAGCAAGGGCATATCCACGCATTTGGTTTTCGGATCGGTATGCAGATACAATCATAACCACGCCCGGAAATCAGGGTGGGCTTTATCAATGGCAAGGCTCGGCAGAAGTTGCCCCGGCTCTGATTGCTAATGCTCCGACAGCAATCAACTACGCCTTTGTTTCCAATAATATTATTGTAACCCTAGGCGCTGGTGGTATTGAAAACAGGATTTTTTCATCAGATAATACCGATATAACCGACTGGACAACATCGTCTATTAATCAGGTCTACGATGATGATATTGAGGGATCTGGTCGTCTTATCTCTCATGCTCCGGCTAAGGATTATAACCTGATATTTACCGAGTTTAAGACGTATAAATTTAGATATATTGGACTACCTTTGGTGTGGGAAGTAACTCCAGTTGACGAAACGATTGGCCTTATTGCCCCCATGGCTAGATGTTCTGTAAAAGGAATACCATTCTGGATGGGACAGGAAAACTTTTATATGTTCCGTGGTGGGACTGTAGAGGTCATTCCGGCTAATTCTCAAGATCAATGCACCGCCTTGAATTATGTTTTCAATAATATAAATCAGGGTCAAAAGTCCAAGATCTTCGCATGGTACAATAAGCGATTTAATGAAGTCTGGTTCCATTATCCTGACGCTTCAAGCATGGAGCCTAATCGGGTTGTCCGGGTAAATATTCTCACTTATGAATGGTGGGTTGACACTATGGACAGAACCGCCGCTGAATATCCTAACGTTAAGCTCGTAAATCCTCGATTGATTGACGTGGGTACTCTTTACCAGCATGAAAACGGATACAATGCAGATGGCGAATCCATGCCGTTTACCTTGTCATCGAACTTGAGATATTACGGTACTGACACCGCAAACCAATTACAGATCTACCCTGATAGTTATCAGTCTGGAAATATCACATTTACCGTTGAAGGGTTCCTATTCCCTCAGTCTCAAATTCCTGTCTTTGATACACCTTATACAATCTCCCCTACCACTGAAAAGGTAGAGGTCACATCAAATGGACGTTTCTATAGATTTACCTACGCTGGGGACGCTTTAAATCAGGAATGGCGCATGGGGCAATGGTTTGAACAGGCCCAGAAAGGCGCTAAAGAATGAACGATTATCCAACTCTTAATCTTGAAGACCCTAAAGACGTTCAAGAGGTCATCCGTACCATTGTTGAAGAGAGATCAACGGACGTAAAAGACTTCGATAATTTACAAAATCGCTTTATGTCTGGGCGCAAGAGTGGTAAGCTTCCTGTCGGAGCCAGTGATGTTTCAGACACAGATCGTGTAGGGGATTTCAACACCGACAACGCTTATTTCTACATAGTCGTTAATGACGCAGGGACTGCCAAATGGGCACGTATCGCGTTAAACATTGCATGGTGAGGCTCTAATTGGGATTTTTCGGCGGAAGTAAAACAACCATACCAGCAACAGGATATTATGCCCAACCAAAGGCATATCAAAACTTGTACTCAGATCTTCTGGGGCAAGCCGGAAACCTTTATGGCGGGGATGGTTCTCAAGCTGCGGCTGCCTTTACACCTCAAGGAATTAACGCTGGTGAGCAATCCGCACTTGATAAGATGTATGCGGGGTTCACGCCTACACAAGACAGCCTGAACGCTGACGTAAATATGCTGATGAACCCATTTGACGAGAGTGTCATCGGGTCTATCAATCGGGAATCTCGTGGGCAAAATAGCCTTGTGAACCAACTGGCAACGCAAGCTGGACAGCAAGGATCAAATAGATCGTTCCTCGGCACATCTGACGTTGAACAAAATCGCCTAAATAACATCGGGAACTTTAGACAATCGCAATATAACACGGCGCTGTCACAAGTCCTTAATAATCTTGTTCCTAATCGTCGGGCTGATGCAGCCGGGGCTCTTGATGCTGGTGGGTTTGAGCGTCAACTAGACCTCCAAACGAAACAATCCCCTTATTCCGCTTTGAATGCCGGATATAACACTTTTAATTCCATTCCTACTGAGTTTGGGAGCTTTGGCACACCTGAAAGAACAGTTAAAACAGGTGGTGGTCTTGGTGGTCTTCTCGGAACGGTTGCCCCTATTATCGGTAGTGCTTTCGGGCCTGTTGGTAGTGTTATCGGTGGGGCTATTGGCGGCGCAGCAAGCGGTGGTGGTATTGGTGGAGCTATTCAGGGCGGACTTGGTGGTCTAACAGGCGGCATGAGTGGGCTTTCAGGACTTAGTGGGCAGATTGGAAACTTTGCCAATTCCAGCTTCTTTGGGAATTTGTCTAATACTTCAAACCTTAATCGCTATCTCGGCGCGACTGCGGGGCTGTAATGACTGCTTTACCTACTAATACCCCATATCTTGCACAGATTGCTAACCTTCCGGGTCTTTCTCAGGGGTTAAACAACCTCCAGAACTACAATTCCCGCATGAATGACGAGCATATGCAGAAGGTTTATTCTGCCAATCCTCAATTTGCCCAAGGGCTTTATGGCTTGAAACAAAATCAGGCAGTGGCAGATCTTGCATTGCGGGAAGAACAGAGAAAACTCCAGCAACAAGAAGCTCTTAAGAAACTGGCAACAACATTCTCTAATGGCCCGGTTGATAGACAATCGGCTCTGGCACAATATGGCGCGATTACGGGGGATCTTACTGGTCTTCTGGGTGTAGGCACAGACCAGCCTTCCGCTGTTAGGGAATACCAGTATTACGCTTCCCTGACACCAGAACAACAACAACAATATAGAGCCGTTAAACGCTCGCAACAGGTTCTTGATCTTGGCGGCGGATTTGGCGTTCTTGAGCCAACTGGTTCTGTAACTCCAGTTGCACAAAAAGGGCTTGCCCCGGCAGATCAACCTGATAATGCCGCGGCAAAAGTTGCAGCGCAAGAAAATGCGCGTCTTGGGGAACAACTTAAAACAGAGCCAGCTATTACAGCAGCCAATGCAGAGGCTGGTAAGGTTGGAGCAGCTCAAGGTGATGCAAAAGCATTGCTTCAAGCTATGGAGGCTTCCATGCCTTCTCTTAATCAGGTCACCACTAAACTTAGTGCGCTTGGTAAACTTGCAACCTATACAATGGCTGGGCAGTCTAGAGATGCTCTAGTTCGTCAAATTGGCATGGATGTTCCAGATTCTGCGGTTGCCAGAACAGAATATATCTCAACAATCGATAACGAGGTTCTTCCTCTTCTGCGCCAGACATTCGGCGCGGCCTTCACTGAGAAAGAGGGTGAGAGCCTTAAAGCGACCCTTGGTGATCCTAATAAGTCTCCAGCAGAAAAAGACGCGGCCCTTAAATCGTTTATTGAGGCTAAACAACGTCAGGTTCAATCCCTTCAAAGACAAACTGGATCTGCTCAGACAGATAACCTTGAAGGTAAAACGGCGACTGGCCCTAATGGTCAAAAAGTAATCCGCCGTAACGGTGCATGGGTGCCAATGTAATGTATAACGTCTCTCAGGCATATCTTGATAGATTGGCTCAGATTGAGAGCAACGGAAACCCTATGGCTAAAAATCCTAATAGTTCGGCCAAGGGTCTGTATCAGTTTATTGATTCAACGGCTCAACAATATGGGCTGCAAGACCCGTTTGATCCTGTTCAGGCGACAGACGCAGTTAAACGCCTCACTATGGATAATTACAACGCGCTTAAGTCAGCATTAGGCCGCGAACCTTCTGAGGGTGAATTATACCTAGCTCACCAGCAAGGCGCGGGTGGGGCTTTAAAGCTGCTTAAAAACCCAAACGCTATGGCTTCTGATATTGTGGGTTCTCAGGCTGCTAATTTAAACGCTGGCAGCGGAATGACAGCGCAAGACTTTGCAAACCAGTGGATCAATAAATTTCAAGACCAAATGGTTCCAGGTCAAGTTGAAATGACTGCTCAGATCCCTTCTCAAGATGCGGCGTTTGGTATGTCTACGCCTAGTGATCTTCCAGAAGGATTTACGCTTGACGCGCCACAGAGTGACCTTCCAGAAGGATTTGTTCTTGATGCAGAGCCTATGCCTGTGGCAAAATCAGAACCAATAACACCTTCACAACAATTTGCAGCGGAGCACCCATTTGCTAGAACACTCGGACGGGCTGGTAGAGCTACTCTTACTGGTCTTAGCTCACTTGTTGATACTGCTCTTCTGGTTCCGAAAACTGCGGCCCTCGGTATTGGATTGGGTCTCGAATCGTTGGGGGCCGAAAAAGTGGGCTCCGCCCTCCAAAATATAGGGATGATACCGTCCCAAGCGGATGCGACAAGGCAAATTGTTGACAAAGCTACAGGCGATAGACTTAAGCCAAATAATTGGATTGATAAGGGGGGAGACTTCCTTTCAGAGCTTATTACTTCATCTGCTCCTTTTGCTAGCGCTCCGCAAGCTATTCAATCTGTAGCAAAAAATGGCCCAACTGGCGGCTCTGCAATTCGTGCGGCGTTCCAGCCTGAAAATGCTGTTATGGAGACCTTGGCTAAGGGGCGCCCTACCCCTATTCTTCCTCTTCCTAAAGTATCAGAAGAAGGTCAACGGGTCGCACAACTTGCCAAGAAATACGATATTCCTCTTGGCATGGATGACGTTTCCAATAGCCCATTCTATAAAACCATGATTTCGGAAGGTAAAAACATTCCGTTCTCTGGATCTGCTGCACGATCAGAAGGGCAAATGAATAAATTTACTCAGGCTGTAGCCAAGTCTATCGGCGCGGACACTGATAAAATCACGCCAGAAGTTATTAGTAATCGGTTTACAGAACTTGGAAAAGAATTTGATAATTTCTTTAAAGGTAAAAAGATCAATCTTGGAGAAGATTTTGGTCTTGGATTACGTCAAAAAGACTTTATTGACAGCGTAAGCGACAATTACGCGGTTGAAGGTAAGTCTGTTCTTGATAAGTATATGGGGCAAATTAACGCTGCAATCCAGAAAGATGGGATTGTTGACGGTGAGGCTTTAGGTAAAGTAAGAACCCGCGTTTCTAAAATTGCCAGAGAGTCAAAAAACCCAGAGATTTCTGCGGCTGCGCGTGATCTTGAGAACTTCATTATTGATTCTGTAAGTGAAGTCTCTGACAAGGGCGCTAAAGAAGCGTTTAAAAACACCAAATACCAATATAAAAACCTTATTGCTATTGAGCCTCTAGCCTCTAAAGATCAAATTGGCGGTCAGATCTCCCCTGCCCAACTTCTTAACCGCGTTAGGCAGGTTTATGGTCGGGCATTTTCTAAAGGCGAAGCTGGAGAACTTGGAGATCTTGCTAATATTGGCCAATACATCAAAGAGACCATCCCTAATTCTGGAACCGCGCAAAGAACCGGGGCAAGGAACGTATTGACTGGAAATCTTGGTGTCGCGCCATTTGTTGCAATGGCAAACCCTGTAGCTGGAGCGGCTCAAGCTGGGTTAAGCGGTCTTTCAATGCTCGCTAACCGTGGTCTTCAAGCCAGAAACTTCAATCCTGCCCTCATGGACTACGCTACAAATGAAATCCAGCGCCAGCTCCCCATGATTGCACCAAAGTCTGCCCTTCTCGCCATCGGCTCGTCTGCCAACGCAGGGCAACAAATGCTTCCAAAGCCACAATTACAATTAACTAAACAAGGAGTACTAAAATGAGCTGTGAGACAATCGCAAAACTTGGTGGGTTTACCGTAGTTGCAACGTGTGCAACGTCTACCGCTGCTAAAGCACTAGGCACAACTAACGCAAGAAACGTCATTATCTATAATTCTGATACAACGAACCCAGCGTTTGTAAATAGCGGATCTTCTACCGTTACGGTGACTTACCCAACCACAGGGACGGGTCAAAACGGTGCGCTTATTGCTCCGGGTCAGACATTTACATACGAGAAAAACAACGCATCAGATACCCATCTTGCGGTTATCTGTGCAGCCGGAACCCCTACGCTGTTCATTCAATCTGCAAACGGTGAATAATTATGGGCGGAGACACGACCTACCAAGCCCTAGAGCGTCTAACGTATATGCCAGATCGCGCATCTACGAAAAACGGTCATGCAATCGCAGGGCAGTATTATTATGATGTGTTCTTTACTGGTGGGGATTTATCTGGTGTCACCATAACCAACTCAACTATTGTTACTCCAATTTTCACAACTCCAGTATCTCTTGCAAATGGCGGCACGGGTTCTGCTCTATCCTCTCCGAGTGATGACCGTATTTTGTTCTGGGATCAATCTGCGAATAAAACAGATTTCCTTATTCCCGGTTCAGGG